CAGGTATGAAGGCAATTGCTACAGGCGTTAATCCAATTGACCTTAAAAAAGGTATTGACAAAGCAGTTGAAGTTGTAGTCGAGAACTTAAAGACTATGTCTCAAATTGTAGCAGATGATGATACAATTAAGCAGGTAGCTACTATATCAGCTAATAACGATTCTAGCATTGGCGAGTTAATTGCTCACGCAGTTAAAATTGTAGGTAAGGATGGTGTAATTACTGTAGAAGAAGCAAAAGGTATGGAAACTGAATTAAAGACTGTTGAAGGTCTTCAGTTTGACAGAGGTTATTTATCTCCTTACTTTGCAACTAACGCAGAGAAAATGGAAGCAGAAATGGAAAATCCAATTATTCTAATTTATGAAAAGAAAATTAGTTTAATGTCTGACTTACTTCCTATTTTAGAAAAGGCAGTTAGCACAGGTCGTCCTTTATTAATCATTGCAGAAGATGTTGAGCAAGAAGCTTTAGCTACTTTAGTAGTTAATAGAGTGAGAGCTGGATTGAAAGTATGTGCAGTGAAAGCTCCAGGTTTCGGAGATAAGCGTAAAGAAATGTTAAAAGACATTGCAATTTTAACAGGAGGTACAGCTTTATTCGAAGAGATGGGTCATAAATTAGAAGAAGCTGAATTATCTCACTTAGGTGAAGCTGCTAAGATAGTAGTAGGTAAAGATACTTGTACTATTATTGATGGTGCTGGTGATAAAGATGCAATTGTAGAACGTATCAAAGAAATCAAAAGTCAAATTGATTTAGCAAAGTCAGATCTTGAAAAAGAAAAATTACAAGATCGTTTAGCTAAATTAACAGGAGGCGTTGCTATTCTTTATATTGGAGCAGCTTCTGAAGTTGAAATGAAAGAAAAGAAAGATCGCGTTGACGATGCTTTACACGCTACTCGTGCAGCTGTAGAAGAAGGAATTGTAGCAGGCGGTGGTGTTGCTTTGATTAGATGTTTGCACTTATTGGAAACTCTTAAAGGAGACACTGATGATGAGACTGTAGGTATTCAAATTATTAAAAGAGCAATTGAAGAACCTTTGCGTCAAATTTGTATTAATGCAGGTGTAGAAGGATCTGTTGTAATTAAAGAAGTTCGCAATGGCTTAACTGACTTTGGATACAATGCAAGGACAGGAGAGTATGTTAATATGATTGCTTCAGGTATTATTGATCCGACTAAGGTAACTCGAGTGGCATTGCAAAATGCAGCTTCAGTAGCTTCTATGATTATGACGACTGAATGTGCTCTTGTTAATATTCCAGAAGAAACTAAACAAAATAATCAAAATGTCGAATATTAATTTGGCATCTTGAAAAGAATATCTTATATTAAATAAAAATAAAATAAAATGGAAAAATCGAAATTTATAGGCTTTGTGAATCGTTACTTCTTAGCAGGTAATACAGACTCGGCAAAGTTGGTAGTAGAAGACAAAAAGCTAACTACTAAATTCATTAGCACTGATCAGAATGTAATTGGTGAAGTAGTTCTTAATAACTTTGACGCGCCAGATGCTGAGTTAGGAGTTTATGCAACTTCTCAATTGGTTAAGATGTTATCAGCAGTTGATGAGAAAATGGATGTAACTTTTGGAGAGGTAGAAAAGAAAATGTATTCTATCAATTTCAAAGATGCAAGCACTAATGTAACTTACATGTTAGCAGACTTATCTGTTATTCGTCAAGTTCCTAATTTAAAATCACTTCCTGACTTCGATGTTAAGATTGAATTAAATAAAGACTTTGCAAATAACTTTAAGAAAGCAGCTAATGCGTTACCTGAGTCTGATAACTTTGGTGTTAATTGTGATGGCGAAGAAACTAAAATTATTATCAACCACTCTAGTGTGAACACTAATCGTATTGTATTTAAGACAACTCCTAAAGAGTCTAAGCAAATGGATACTGTATGTTTCTCTGCTAAATTGTTTAAAGAAATTTTAAATGCAAATGCAGACGCGACAGGAATGTTAGAAGTGTCTTCTAAAGGATTAGCAAAAGTAACTTTTGAAAATGCAGAATATTCTTCAGCATATTATTTAGTTAAATTGACTATTGCTTAATATGGCAAAAAAGAAAAAAGAAGTAACTCTTGAAGATTGTGTGCTAGATGCGCTCAGTCTTCAAGCTAAGTTGCAAGAGCTTTATTATATAAAAACAGAATCAAGTTTATATTCTGAATTAATTGTTTTAGAGCAACTTGTTAGAAACTTAAAAACCTTAAAAAACAAACAATAATGAAAAAATCACAATTATTTCAGTATGCTATTGTATGGCATCCAACAGAAAAGCAATCCAAAGATGAAGGATTAAAATCTAAAGTATTAGTAGAACCAAAAATGATTTTAGCGGAATCTCAACCATCAGCATTAATGGCTGCGTCAATGGAGATTCCTACCGATAAAAAAGATCAATTAGATCAAATTGAAATCTTAATGCGCCCTTTTTAGTTGAGATGAGTTTAAACACCTCCATAACAACTTCAGGTACTACTAGTAGATCAAATTATGGAAACTCATCTTTATTATTAGGTAATGAAAATTGGATTCAACCAAATAGTATAACTTACACATCAGCCACTTCATATATGGCTAATTCAATTAACTAAATAAAAATTAAATAACAATGTACGGAAATAACGAACACACTCTCTGGGTAGAAAAATATAGACCGGAGCAATTAGATGGGTATGTAGGAAATCATTCTATCATAGAAAAAGTAAAAATCTATTTAGAGAGCGGTGATGTTCCGCATTTGTTATTTTATGGTACTGCAGGTACTGGTAAGACTACTCTAGCTAAACTAATAGCAAAGAATATAGATTGTGATTTGATGTATATTAATGCATCAGATGAAAACAATGTAGATACAGTTAGAGAGAAGATTAAAAGCTTTGCTAGCACAATCGGGTTTCGTCAATGGAAATTAATTATCCTAGATGAAGCCGACTACTTGACCCCAAACGCTCAAGCAGCTCTTCGAAATTTGATGGAAACGTTTTCAAAGACTACTAGGTTTATTTTAACTTGCAACTATGTTGAGAAGATAATTGATCCTATTCAGTCACGTTGTCAGGTATTTGGTATCACCCCTCCGTCAAAGAAAGATGTAGCTATTCGAGTAAATTCAATACTTCAAACAGAAGGGGTTACGGCGAAACCTGAAGACCTGGTTTCGATAATTAATGCAGGGTATCCAGACATAAGACGGATACTTAACTCCTGCCAGAGGCAAGTAGTAAAAGGCGAATTACAGATAGATAAACAATCTTTAATCGAAGCTAATTATGTAGACAAGGTTATCGAGTTACTAGTCTCTAAACCAGACAAGAAACAATTGTTTACTTCAATTCGCCAGTTGCTAGCTGATTCTCAAGTAAAAGACTACACTGCATTATACAGACATCTGTATGACAATGTAGATACATTTGCTGTTGGTCATATAGCTGGAGTAATTCTTATCATAGCAGAAGCGCAGTATCAAGATTCATTTGCCGTTGATAAAGAGATCAATGTAATGGCAATGTTTATTAAAATTATAAACGAATTATATTAATATTATGCAAAAAAGTTTAGGTAAACAAGGACAGCAAGGTCCGAAGATTGACATCACAAAAACAGTTCCAATTATCTGTGATAACACAGAATGTGAAAATGATATGTTTATGCAAGCTATGAAGTTTAGGAAAGTTCCTAAGTTATTAGCAGGTACTGCAGAAGACCAAATAGTTCCTGTGCAAGTATTTATGTGCACAGCTTGTGGCAATGTAAACAAAGAGTTTGATTTAAATGTCGGAGCTTAAAGCAAAAACACTATTTGATCATTTATCCGGTATTACAGATAAAAAGGTTAAGTGGGATTCACTAAGTGAATTAGATCGTAAGTCATTTAGTCCATACATGATAAATAGATTTCTATCTATGAATATGGACTTTGTTGAGTTAATTAATGAGTTTCAGAAATATACCATAGGTGGTTTAGATAGCAGAGAAGTATATAAATTATACTCTGATGTCTTGCCTAAGCAAAAGCAATATAACAAATATATTAAAAGTAAGAAGTCTGATACATATCAAACTGAGTTGGTTGAATTACTGTCAAAGCACTTCTTAACAAGCGAGAAAGAAGCTTTGGAAGCCTTAGATATGTATTTCGAAACAAGTATAGCTCCGTTAAAGGAAATATTGAAAAAGTATGGAAAGACAGATAAGGAGTGTGATAAACTTTTAAAAATAGTAAAATGATAATATCAATAACAGGAAAGATAGGAAGTGGGAAAGACACTATTGCAGATATCATTATGCAATATAC